CCGTCGTACCAACTTCGCCGCAGCGCGATTGAGCAGAAGCCGATGGCGTCTCCCTCGCCGTTGCGCGCGACCGACATGACGAACAAGCCTTGTCCGCAAAGCCTCATGCGCTCCGCTTTGTTGAAATACAGGTCGCGGCCAGTGATGGGCCGCAGCGTTTCCCGATAGGTGGCGCGCAGCATGTGCGCGATGTCTTCATGGCACTTGGTGTATGGCTCGATCGAGACGCTGATTTCCTGCATGGCCGGCTCCGCAGATGAACAGACCCAGCCTGCCATACACGGCGCGAGGGTCAGTCGCCCTGCAAGCGATCAATGAGCTCGTTCAGCTTCGAAATGATGTCGGCCGTGGTTGCACCGGCGGACAGCTTCTGGATCTTGCTGCCGCGCGTGCCAGTGATCTGCTCCATGTTCTGAGCCAGGGCTCTAGCTGAGCGTTGCAAGCTCTGAACATCCTGGCCGGCCGACGGAATCGCGGAAAGCTTGCTCATGAAACGCTCCGCAATTCCGACGCCGTACTGGCTAGCGTGACTGAATACACCGGGACATCTGCGCTGATCGAGATCTCGACATCTCTACCGACATATCCGGCAGGCAGCATCCTGGAGCGCACGCTTGTGAAGTTCGTCGTGACGCGCGGAACGCCGTCGGCATAAACCGTCACGGTTACCGCGCGCTCATCAGCAAGGTCTGGCAACGCTTCGACCTGAGACCCTGCGATCGCATAGTCTCCGATCAGCCCTCCGACCTCTCCGCACCATGGGTCATGCAGAGCCGCTGCATTGGCAGCACGAATCGCCGCGATCTTTGCGTTGTACTCGTCGCTATCTGCCAGAGCCGCAAAATCAGCATCCACTTGAATCGCGCCAAAGTTGGCCGGACGTGGAAGGGTAAAGATCTTGCTTCGCCACTCCGCACGGGTTTTGTTGATCGGATGGGCATCAAACTTGTAGATCTTTCCGTCGCTCCCCAGGTAGTAGTCGCCGGTGGCGGCAATCGCCTCAACGTCGAGCTGAACCAACGGCGGGGTGTCGTTTGGCTGCAAGCAGAATCCCCGGATCTTGTACGGCGTCTCGGAGCGGTCTTCGTAGAAGGCCAGATAGCTGCCGTAGTACGACTTCGCGACGATGGACTGCGGCTCGAGCGCAATCCAGTCCTCATAATCCATCAGGGCGCGGGTCACCAATGAATGCTGGCCAGCGGAAGAGATCGCAGCAACTCCGTCGCGCGCGGCGTAGAACACGGAATATCCATCTGCCACGACTGAGGTCGCCGATACGCACGGAGAAACGATGTCGATTTTCTCTTGCGACATTGCCTCCGGGTGCGTGCCGGTGATGATGTAAGGGGTGCTGTCGGTCAGTACGATCAGTGCCGAACCTGCCGGCGCAATGGCGACCACATTGGCCGGAATTGTTTGCCGATACTTCACCGGCCAAGCATGCGGATACCAAGGCTCAGAGAACAAGATCTCATTGCCACGGAACGCCGCCATCACACCGTTTGGCATGGCGACCAGGCCGGCCATGTCATCAGGAGGCTCGTTCCAGTCGTTGGAGGGCAGCAATGTCGCCTTCGGCGTCACAAGGGTATCCGCAAAGGAGGTCGTCGCGACAGGGATGTTCCCGGAGACGAGCTGATAGGTTCCGGCCGACGTCGATCGATAGACGCACCAGAACTCCGCTGTTGATCCGGATGGCAGCGAGCCTCGTGCGACATTCACGCTCCCGGCCGAGGCGAGCGTGATGGTCGCAGCAGGGCTTGGGCGGCTCTCTTCCAGAACTCCGCCACCCGCCGGACCGAACCGCTCGATCAGCGTCACGACATACGCATATGTCCCGGCGGGAACAGAGCCAGAGCCAGAGGTCAGCACGGGAGCGGTGGCCATGGACTTGACAGCGAGCGGCTTCCAATTTGGCCCAGGCAGCGGCGTCGAGCTTGTTGCTGCAAAGCTCGCAAATGTCTTTTTCGGGACTCCGTCACCGGTGTAGTAGATCCTCCCCTCGCTGCCTGAATCAGCAATTGGCGACGGTGCAATGCTTACCCGCGAGCTCCAGGACAGCCACTCGCCCAGCAGGTTGTAGATCGTCAGCGGGTTGGATACGAGCGTTGCGGCGATCTCTAGTGGCGCACGCAGAGGGCGGATCTCACCTGACTGCAACCGGCAGTTCCTCGCGACCTGAGCCTGGTTGTCCGCAAGCAGTTTGGCCGAAAGGCGTGGGGCGAGGCCGGAGAAGTTTGAGATCTTGAGCAGCATTATTTGCCTTCCTGTTCCGCTCGGATCGAGAAGACGAGCTTGCAGCGTCCTGCCTGCGGGCCGAGCAGTGCCCAGCCGAGGAAGCACTCCAGCCGCCGCCGGCCGAGGCGGGTGAAGCTGCGGTAGAGCCAGGAGCCGTCAGGCCGGGTGAGGTAGGCCGGAACAGGTGCGGCGGCCAGCACGGCCGCGCGCCAGGCGGGATCATCCGGCACGCCGAGGGTGGTGTAGTTCATCGCGTTGCCACCGTTGCGCCAGAGCCAGCGGATGCGGTTCCAGCGGCTGAGTGGGTCGGCACCGGCGAGGTGCTGCTCGCGCCAGCCCGAGTCACCGCCCAGGTCGTTGTCGATCGTCTCCAGCCAGCGCAGGCGCGTGAGGTGGCGGCGGTCTGCGCTGCTGAAGCAGAGGACGGCGACGATGGCCAGCGGGTAGCGGGCGCACACCGCGCTGGCGTGGGCGATGAGGTAGAGGAGCCAGCGGCGCATCAGAGCAGCTCGCGCAGCGAGGCAATCTGATCGTCGATGTGTTGCAGCCAACCGTTGTCGATGCCCAGCACTGCTTCACGCAGGCGGCGCTGTGTGACTTGGGCTTCGAGCGCCAGGATCTCGGCTTGGGCTCTCTGTGCCACGGTGGGCGCCGGGAAGCGGATTGCATCGGCTTCGGCTTCGGTGATGGGCTTGAGCCCCACGGGGATCTCTACGTCGAGAGACTCGTATGCGAAGACGTGGCCATCGGCATTTTTGAAGTAGTTCATTTCGCGCTCCATTACCGAAGTTCGGACCAGCTGAAGTTTGCGAGCGTGTCGGCCCCGCCTTTGCCGATCTGGTAGTACGACCCCGGAGGGACGATGGCTGTCAATCTGAACGTATGGCTGTCGGCCACGTTCATCGAATCCGCTGTAGTGGAATTGACGTACAGCGTGTAAAAGCCTGTTGCCCCGACCGACTTACCTCCGGCAGAAACGACGATCGGGCGGCCGGTGGTATTGGTGTAATTGGTATTGATCGCGCGACTCGCGGTGTAGTCCCCCCACTGCTGGCCATAGCCGATGGCGCGAACGGACGATGAGGGATTCAGGAGCACCCACTTGTCGAGGGCTTCGTCGTAGTGAAGATCAACCCAGTGGCCGGGTCCGGCAATGTCTCCTGCGGCCAGTTCCTGCCCGTTCCCTTTGACGATGACCTTTGCTGCGATGATGCCAGCGGCGGGCGTGAAGGTCGGGGCCGCGGTTGCATTGGCCGCTGCGGCACGCACGGTAAGGCGCATTCCATCAACCAGCGTAGCAATGGAAGGTGAAAATGTAGCGGAAATGGCATCTGCTCCGCTGGCGGTCGCCTTGGTAGCAGGTCCGTCTTGAGCGTAGTCAGCAAGACTTTGCGCTGTCAGCGCCAAAGATATTCTGGAACCAGAGAGCCATCGCCGGGCAGTCGTTCCTTCCTGACCTCTGGAGACCCCACCGAGTACGCCACTTCCGGAAGAGAAGACCGTAACTTTTGCGATCTCGCGGTTGCCGTCGGCATCTTGAAGCAGAACGTAAAACCACTCGCCAGAGCCCAGCACAGGAAAGGCGGCACCGGTTGTGATGACGAACGGGAACGCAGTTGCGCCTGCCTCAACGGTCGCTGACAGGGTCCCCCAGGCATTGTTGGCAATCTTGATTCCAGCCATGTCTTGTCCTTAAAACCAGTGTATCGAGCGCCGTACCCGTGTCCGTCCGAACCCCTTCGCACGATCCTCGAGTGCCAGTCCTACGGTCTGCTCGAATCGTGCGGACTGGATCTGTCCATGGGCGTCATCGGAGTAAGGCTTCTTGGGCGAAAGCATCAAGCGGGCGATAGCACCAGCGGTGATCCCTTCCCTGTACCGGTCGGCGAAGGCGTCAGGGATAGCTGTTGCGCTGTCTCCTGCCGTTACCGCGACGCTCAGAGTGAGCGTTTCCGTCGCAGCAGGGATCGGATAGACCCGGACCTTTTCTGGAGACGTCTGAAGAATGGCGAGCACGGGGCCAGTCTCCTGCCGCCAGTCAGGGCCGTAGCGGTCTGTCATGTCCTCATCAGTCAGGCTGACCTTGATCCGCCCGCTGTCTATGACCTCGACCGGAACGGTTGCAGCATCTGAAGAAAGGCTGTAATCCGTCACGCCTGCGCTCATCGTGAGCGTCACATCCTGCTTCCAGATCTTTGTGCGGCGGAAGAATTCCTGCACCGTCCGCAGCACGGCGCGCCGCGCGACGGGAAGCAGCGCCCCCGGCACATCGAGCATCACGTCATCAAGGAAGCTGTCGATGGTCGCCATGCATCAGCCCCCTGAAACCTGCGCACCGAATGCAGAAAAGAAGCCGGACGCCAAGGCTTGGCTTGCCTCTTCCTCGTCCAGCATGTTGCAGCGGGCGCAGATGTAATCAGCAAGGGGCTGCAAGAAGCTGTCATCGACAGGCAGGGTCTCGCTGATTGCAGAGACAGTGACTGCTTGATCGAATCTGCCAAAGAAGGCATCCGGGCGGCGGACCCGCAGAAGCTGCAGGCCTGCGTTCAGGTACGGCAGGATGACCGAATTGACATCCCACCTGTACGGCATCACCCGGTCATTCAGACCGATCCTTGCCGCTGCTTCAACCTGGGCGCCCGTGATGGCCATGATCAGTCAGCCACCGTCTCAGCAATGGCGCGCAGCTTGTCGATGCCGGTATTGTGATGCGGCGCCTGGCCGGTCTTGGCCTTGATGAACTCGCGCAGTGCTTCCGCATCAGCGGCTGCAATGTCGAATGATTCGGGCGCCACAGGCTCCTCGTCGCCGACTTCGACAGTCTTGATTTCATAACCAGGGTCTTCTTCGACCTTCGGCGGGCGCACAAGATTGACCGCTTCATCGAAGTCCGCGCCTTCGGCCGGGATGAAGTTGCCAGTCCTGAGGAGAAATGCCACATGGGCGGCGTCGCAGACCTCGCACACCAGCGGCTTGCCAGCGAACTGATACGAGGTGGAAGAATCGATGCGGGCAATGACGGTGCCATCAGCACGCGGGGGGATAGTGGTCTGCAGCTTCATGCGCGAGTCCCTTTCTTGAATGGGGAAGCCAAGGGCCGAAGCCCCTGGCGCAATTCAGGTCACCGATCAGATGGCCTTGATGATGAGGTGCAATGCAACCTTGCTTCCGACGCCACCGGTACCGGCAGCCGTCGCGACGAAGGCGACCGTGCGGTCCGCCGTCGAAGACGTGATGCGGTAGAAGGCGATCTGCTTGGCTGCGGCCTGGGCGGACAGGTGCGTAGCAGCCGGCGCTTGCAGGGCAGTTGATGCGGCCAGCCACGCCGTGCCATCGGCAGCATCCGTGCTGATGCCAGTGCCCGCAGCGTTCAGGACGCCGAGGTCACCAGCCAACGTTGTGCCGGTGTCGCAGTCATCGTTTTCCAGCACAAAGCTGGTCGGGATGTAGCCTGCCGGGATCAGCGGACCGAAGTCGAGGATGTCGCCGGAAGCGATGGCGGCAGCCAGCGTGATTTCCGATCGGATATGGACGAGTTCGCCGCCGCAGGCGCAGGTCGGGACCTGTTGCTGACCGGTGGCATAGACGGACTTGAGACGAGCCATGATGTTCTCCTTGATTGGCCCGCCATGTCTCAGGCGGGCCGATGGTCAGTTGCAGGTCAGACCGACGCGGCGGCGGTATCGAGCGCCATCACGCCAAAGTCCTTGGTCGTGCCGTCATCCATCTTGAAGCCGACCTTCTTGGTGCCGAAGATGGCGCTCGAGCTGATGACGACCTTGTCGCCGTTGTCGCGGGCTTCCTCGTACCAGTCGTACCGGAGCGAGGTGCCGGGCGAGCCGTAAGCCACGACGCCGGCCTGCACGCCCATGAGCAGAGCACGGGCACACTCGACGTTCCCGGACGCGCCACCCAGGAAGCGGATGACGTTCTTGTGCGAGTGCAGGACCGCATTGCGATACATGCCCAGGGCTTGCTTGAACAGCGGCGACTTCTGGCCGTCAGCCGCAGCAGCGGCTTTCTGCAGATCCACCCAGCTGCCGGTGTTGGTGTTGTTGCGGAGGTCTTGTTCCTGCAGCGGAGACATGACAAGCACATACACCTCTTCGCCGCCGATGTTGCACGGCTGCATCGTCGCCACGTTCGCGGCACCGCCACCCTGCATCGCTGCACGGGTCAGGGCGCGTCCGATCAGATCGAGGCCCATCTTGTCGGCGGAGTCGATGTTGGCCACGGCGGTCGCATCGTTGCCGAACATCTGGTGCTCAGCGTCCGGGGCGCGCAGCGGGTTGTTGGCCCGGCCGGTGTAGCCCTGGCGGAGGATGAAGTTGCTGTTGATCCCCCGAATGCCGGCCAGGTAGATCATCAGCAGCTCATCATGCAGACGAGCCCACCAGTTGGCTTGCTGACGCTTCGCGATCGCACGCAGGTTGTGCAGCGTACGCTTGCGAGTCATGCGGCCACCGGTGTTCGCGCCTACCCGGGCCTGATCGATGTAGATCTGGTCGGTGTAGAAGCGCTGATTCTCTTCCTTGTTCTCCAGCACATCCTCGCCTTCGACGGGCTCCATGCGAAGCTCGGCGACGAGGTCATAGGTCACGACTTCGCCGGCGTCCGATGCGAGGTCGGTATGCACCTGGATCGGCGTCGAGGAGTCGGACCCTGAGCCGGTGAATTTGCGTTGGAAGAAGGATTGGGCGCTGACGTCAAAGGCCAGCGCTCCGCTCCACTTTTTTACGGCCTTGGGATCATTGACCCCTACGACAGTGCGAGCCATGTGCGTTTCTCCTTGAAAGGTTTTTCCTCACAAGGCGCACTCCTGCGCACCATTGATCTGGCAGTCACTTTGTAGCATGCACGGTGCGATGGGCTGCCTCTTCATCGCCGCCGTTCTTGGTGATCGGAACGTCTCGCGGGGCCGATACACGCAGCCTCGCCGTGCGTCCGCTTTTCTCCAGGACCTCGACGGTGATTCCTCCGTCAATCGTGATGGACTCTCCTGCGCGGATGTCGATGGTGAGACTGCCTGTGCCGGTGGCCATGCGTCAGGCCTCCAGATAGCGGTTGCGCTGCTCGGGCGTCATCTTGGCCAGCGCCCGCTCGTAAGCATCGCCGGTGAGCTTGTCGATCGCCGCGAACTCTCCGCCACCGGTGTCAGAGTCGTCGCCGCCGCCCGGGATGTCGCCGATCGACTTCGGGATGGCGGCAGTGGGCGGCTTCCTTGCGGTGTTCGCTTCGATCTTGGCGTCAGCCGCCGCGGCCGGTCGCTTCGGAGCAATGCCACGCAGCGCAAGCACGCGCTTGTGTGCTTCATCGAGGAACCAGTCGGCGCCTTTGTCGGCGTTGTCCGGGTCGCTGGCCAGCGCTTTGACCATCAGGTCGAGGTCCTTGTGCAGCTTCGTGTCGCTCTCATAGTCGATGCCGTCGGACTTCTTGGCCTGCTTCATGAATTGCTTCACGTTCCAGAGCCACTCCTGCTGTGCTGTCTGGGCTTGCTGGTCAGCGTAGATCCGCGCCTGCAGCTCAGCGTCACGGATGTGCTGAAGCTGAGCATTGAACTTCCGGTCCTGCGCCTTGTAGGCTTCGAAGTCGATCTCGCCGTCGCGGAACTTCTTCTCCAGATCGTCTTGCGCGGCCTCGATCTTCCGCTTGATCTCCTCAGCTTGCTCCGGCACCTGGGCGCGAAGCACGGGCCGGAACGGCTCGGGCTTGTCTTCGCTCTGTGGCGCATCTTCTGCCGCGGTCTTGCCTTCGCCGGCAGCGGCGTCCGATTCGGATGCCGCTACATCGGGCTTGCCGTCATCATCGCCAGCATCCTCCGCCTTCTTCGATTCGGCGGTCTCGTCCTGCTTGGCCTTTTCGTCGTCACCCCTCTTCTCGTCGGGGTCATCCTTCCCGGACAGTGCGCGCTTCATCTCGTCTTCGGACATGCTGTCCGCTTCGACGATGGCTTCCTGCATGTCAGTGTCCTGAAGGCCTTCCAGATAGGCCTCGCGCTCATCAGCGGTCATCGTGCGCAGCAGGTTTTGGGTATCGGTATCGAGTTGATCAGCGGTGCTCATGAGTTCTCCTTGCCTTCCTGGGCGTCGGGTGTTGCAGTAGGTTCAATGGGCAGTTCTGGCTGAGCGTCTGAGCCCTGCTCCTGCTGGAGCGCCAGCATCAGCCTTTCGATGCGGCCTTGTAGTGCCGCAATGGTCTTGCTGTGGCCGGCTTCGATTTGCGCGACCTGCAGGTCGGTCTCCTGCTGGATTTCAGCGACCCGCACGCGGACGTCGGCGTCCTTCTTGATCTTCAGGATCTCGAGCGCTTGCTTGCGCTGCACGTCTTGCAGCTGGGCGGACAGTTTCTCGATCGCAAGATCTGCTTCGCGCCTGATGGCCGCGACCTCGTCTGCCTGACCGGATCCTGCTTGCAGCTTCGCCTCGGCGGCCATTGCCTCAGCGGCCACTTTGCGGGCCTCGGCCTGGGCCTTCTGCAGGGCGGCGATATTTGTCTGCCGCTGCATCTCCATGGCCTCTTGCTGCTGCTGCGCCTGCAGCTGCATCTGCAGCTGCTCTTCCGGCGTCGGCTCCTTGTTCGGGTCACGCTCGCCGATGACTTTCCGCATGGCTTCGACCAGCTCATCCTTGTTCGGTAGGTCGCTGAAGTCCATCGCGATGACGAACAGGCGGACAGCCATTTCCGGCGGCAGCCTGCCGGCCAGCTGTGTGATGTTGTCGAACATCACTTGCCGCATCGTTCCTGCAAAGTCCTGCTCGGCGACGACAAAGTCCGCCGCGCTGGCCGTGATGTCATTGAGGATGCGGATCGTTCCGTCAGGATCCTGCACGGGCTCATTGATCCTGAGCCACTCGATCTGATTCTTGCTGCCGGTCAGTCGGATCACGCGCTCTTGCGTCATGAACTGCTCTGCGCAGGAAAGCTCCTTCTCGCCCGCGACCTGCGTGGCCAGGCGAAGGTTGTCGAAGGGCTGGGTATTCACCACGCTGCCCTGCATCTGCCGGGCTTTGATTGCCTCTCCGCTGGCGGCATTGGTCTGAATGCCGCGGTTGTCGTCATTGACGCCGGACGTACGCTGGATCTTCTGCGCCGCCATGGTCATCATCTGGACCTGGGCGCTGGCCATCTCGCTGTCGCGGCGGATCTGGACGCGGCCCTGAACGAGCGCGCCATCTGTCACGACAAGATCACCGTCGGGCCTGCCCAGCTCTTCCATGAACTGATTGATGTCCGGGATCGCGCCTGATTCACGCATCACCTGATTCGTAGAGAACAGGAACAGCGCTTTCGATGCGCGCTTGTTCAGATCCTTCTGCACGTCTCGGATGCGGCGAATCACGCCATACGGGAGCCGGTCCCGGCCGCGCCGATAGCACCAGATCGGCGTCAGCGTGAAGCGGTTGTGCCGATAGACCGAAGGCGACAGCGCGAGCAGTCCTCCCTCGGTCATCACGGCGAAGTGAGTGCGCATGACCACGCGATCGAGAATATCCGCGCGGTCCTGCATGGCGAGCGCCAGCATGCGCTCATCCGCCGGGTGAATCATCGTGCCCTTGAACGCACCGGACGCCACGATCTTGACCCGGGCCGGCATCTTGAACTGACATTCGATCAGGCGGACCCGACGGCGACGCATATCCAGCGACCCGACGGAGCCCGACCCGCGCATGAGCGAAGTACCTTGGTATCCCGTTGAGGCCGGGCCCATCTCAAGCAGCTCTTCATCGGTGAAGCTGCGCCAGGCATCAACGTCTTCGACCGACTGACGGACCAGATGCGCGCGATCCGAGAACATCAGCTCCGCAATGTCCTCATCCACCCAGCGCCAGCGCAGCACAAACCGCGCATCTGACAAGTCGAGGTTGTAGCAGGCGGAATCCCACAGCACATTCCGCCAGTCTTCGTAGCGGGTATAGACGGTCTCCTGAGTCGGATCGTCACGCGAGCCCGTATCGATCCAGCCTATGCCGGCCTTGATCGCATCTTCGAATGCCTGGGAGCGAATAAACTGGTTACGATTGACGTCAGACAGGTACTTCAGCACCTTTGTTTTGACGTCAGCCATCTCGACGTCATCCTCAGTGCGAGGCATGACGCGCCAATCCACGCGGCTCCGGCGCTCCGTCCCGATCATCCAGTCAGCGACCGGGGCGACCTCGTTATAGACCAGCGGCATCTGGCCGCGTTCAATTAGGTCTTGCGCATCATCGTCATCCCATTGCAGGTTGTCGTAGAAATCGACGTCGGTCGCCATTTCCAAGCGGTTCTCGCTCTGGCGGTCGCGCTCCATCATCCACCAGCCGAGAAGCTTCTTGTGGGTAGCCAGAGCCTCCTCGGTGTCCAGCGGATCGACCGGAGCCTCAAACTCCGCATCCTGGGCGTCGATGAGCCCGGACATGAACGCGTCGCCGGGCGCCTTGTCGCGGATAGCCCGGAAGTTCCCCGGGTTCATGCCACGGCTCCAGCGAAGCTCTGCCCTGCGGCCGTCGGGATCAGCACTTCTTCTGATCCGACCACCTCTCCGTCAGCCCTCAGATGCATCTCGCCGATACACTTCTTCGCGGCCTCTTCCACCATGTCAGGCTGCTCTGCCGGCATTCGGATGAGATCTTCCAGGCCTTCGATGATGATGTTCGCGATGCGAAAAGCCGTCGGCGCTGACAGGCCGAAGCCCATCACGTCACACGCCCTTGCTGCAGCCTTCAGCAGATAGTCATCATCGTCATACTGGAACGCAGCGGAGTCCGGGATGACATACCAGCCCGTCCCGTCCTTGCGGAAAGCCGGCACCAGTACCATGGCGCGCTCGCCATTGACCCAGGTGTAGATGGCGATGATGTCGCCGTGCTTGCGCACCAAGTGCGCCTTGCGGGTATCGATGCAAACGCTCATGCGCGTGCCCCTCGTTTGGATTGAGGGGCAGCGTGCCATGCACGGCGCGATAGCCGATCAGGCGGACATGCCGGAACGCCGCCTGCGCTTCACCGTCGAAACGACACCGGCGCCGCCAGCCGGAAGCACGTTCCAGTGCAGGCCGAGCTGCTGCATTGCATCGGCCGCATTGGATGCCTGATTGTGCAGCGGCTCCTCTCTCCAGCACCCATTTGCTTTGTCCCACTTCCAGACATAGTTGTCCAAGTGGGTGATCCCGGCGGCGCACCGCTCGGCGTCGAACACGCAGCGGGGGAGGATCTTTCTTGTCTGTTCGATGGAGCCGATCTTCGTCTCACACCGCGGAACGACAATGATGTCCGCGGCAGGGACGCCCAGCTCGATCAGTCGATCCTTCGGGCTCTTGCCGATGATGTTCTTGTACTCCGCATCGTGCGGCAAAATCCACTTTCCCATCACATAGTTCCGCTTCCGGATTTCTGTGACGTAATGGTCCAGCGATAGCGCAAACCCTTCCAGATAATCCACGATGCGATGCTCGCCGCCGGGCATGCTCTGGTGGAACCAGATGGAGTTGATGTCGTTGTGGCCCAAGTCCCAGATGGTATTGACGGGCTCGGGCAGCACAGGGACATGCGTGATGCGGTTGTTCGCGCGCAGGTACTGCATGGCACGGCCGAAGATCTGGCCCTCGACGGCGACCTCGAATGCTTCGTCCGGGAAGCTAGGATGCTCCCGCTTCATCGCATCCTCTTTGCCGGCCGCATCCAGCACCGCCTTTGTTTTCGCATACCAGGCGCGCTGAGATGCATCCAGCACAATGCCGTGATCGGTGTAGAGGCGCTTGAAGTAGGCGCGCAAGTCACTCGAGATCTCGACGTCTTCCGGATCCATCCGGTTGCGGTCGTCCTCGTGCCAGGCGAAGAAGTGAAAGCGAAAATCCAGCGAGGTCAATTTTGTTCCCCTTTCCTTGAGCTTGCGGGCATCGCTGACGATGGTGAAGAACACCCCGTCCTTTCCCTCGGCGGTGCTCTCAACGAACAGGAACCCTTCTTTATGGACGGTCGGGAATGTGCCGGTGACGATCTCGATCGCCCGATCCGGGAACTTGCGGGCGATCTTGCCCATCTCCGACACATGCACGAACTGATAGGTGCCAGAGCGCAGCGACGTTGCTACCTGCAGGCTGGAACCGTTGGCCAGCACCAGCTCTGTCTTGCTGTTGGTCACCACCTGAACCGCGTCACGGATCGCCTGCGGCAGCCGGTTGTAGGCAAACTTGATCTTCTCCCGGAAGAGCTTGATCGCGTCCGGCATGGTCTGGAGGATGATCCCGGCATTCGTGTTCGGCCGCCAGATGCACATGTCCAGCATCATGATCTGGATGAGCGTGCTGAACCCCTGCTGCCGGCTCTTCAGGATGACGTTGCGCCGCCACAGTCTGGCCAGCAGCCGGCGCTGCGACCGGTTGAGCTTGAAGCGAATCTCGCGCCCGTTCTCGTCCTTGATCCAGTACAGGTTTTCAAGGCGCCAGAGCGGGTCCGCCCATTGCCCGAGGTTCAGGCGAGGATCGAGGTCAGCTGCCCCCATCCGGATCTTCCACGATCGGGAATGCCGGCGCGCCTGAACTGGACTGCGCCACAGCCTGTAGGAGCGCCAGCACGCCGTCCGACTTCTGGCGGTTGTCCTTCTCGTAGCCGCCCAGGTGCTTCATCAGCTTGTCGAGAGCAGCGTTCTTGTCAGCGATCTTGTACTTCTTCACGTAGCCGACAAAGACGCGATCCTTCCCTTGACCCTCGAACTGCTCGAGCATGTCCAGGCCAGCGACGGCTGCTGCAGTGTCATCGTCCAGCTCGTTGATCGGCTTCGGCGAGCCGTCCGCATTCAGGAGCTTGCGAGGATCAAAAGTGGCCAGCCTGACCAGCTCCCTGACCACGCGAGTCAGGTCGATCTGAACGGCTTCCTCGATCGGCTTTCGCAGCTCGGCGATTCTTGCGGAAATCTTGCGGTCATCCAGCAGCTCCTTCGCCGTTCGATTGACCGTCTCCGGCTTCATCTTCGCCGTGTTGTACGAGCGCCGGTACGCCTCAGAGGCGTTCCCGGTCTCAAGGTAGGCGAGGCAGAAGTTCTCTTGCTTGGGGGTAAGCATGGCGGTGGTTACTCGCCCCTGAGCTTCTTCACTGCACGCTCAGCATCGGCAAGCGCAAACCCAAGCGACGCTTCGCGCGACCTGAGGTCGTCGAGGCTGCGCAGCGCTTCTTCAATTTCTACTCTGACCTGCTTAAGGTCCCGGGAAATTGCCTTGGCCCTGCCGTCCATCGCTACATCGGCTGCTGCTGCAGTTACCCACGCGACCATACCAATGTCCTGCCTCTTGTTCTTGGCGGCCTCTTCTTCAGCAATGTCACGATGGATCCACCGGATGACGACAGCAATGCCGAGCAGCGATAGAAGCACAGTCAAGACTTGTCGGGCCTGATCCGGGAGAAGGCAGCTCCCACCGGCGACCATGACTCCGATCAGGAGAGACAGCACGACTCGACGGATGGTTTTCTTCGTGACGCTTGTCATAGCGCTTCCTTTCGCACTGACGGATGAATGGGCGTGAGCCCACAAGTTGCCATGCATGGCGCGATCAGGCTGCCGTCACCATCTCGGCATGCCGCTTCATTTCGCGCAGCTTCTCCCGGTACTCATCCCGGATCCTGATCAGGTCGTCGCGGCTCCAGTGGCGCGCCTCCTGATCTGACTCAAGCGCCTCGACAGCGGCGAGCCCGATGCGCTGAATCAGCCCGATGCGGTAATCCACTGCCCGGCCGGCGCCGTAGCGGTTGCAGACCTTGCGTTGCGCGTGGGCGTTGCGCTCATCGAAGCGCAGATGCGGGGCGCTGCCGGTGCTGCGGTAGTGCCCGCAGTCATACCCTCCACCAACCGCCTGAAGCGTGAGCGGCATTCCACAGCAGATGCAGAGTTCGTTTCGGTCGCGCCACCGGATGAACGCATTGAATGCCGCCTGGGCCTCTTTCAGGATCTGCGTGCGGGTCTTGATGAGCTGAATCCGCTCACGAGTCACCTTGCGCTCGGACTTCTCGCGCTGTTCCCTGGCGTACCGGGCAGCGCAGAGCGGGCCGCACACGGCCTGCATGGGCCGACTGGGCTCAAACCGGACTCCGCAGGCCTTGCACTTCTTCGACCGCGGCTTCTTGAGCGCAGCCGGCTTCATCGCACGACCTCCCCGGTATCAACATCAATGCCGGCCGCTTCGTC